TTGGACGAGTTGCGTGTGCTTTATGCTACAGATTGGTTAACAGAAATAAGGGACGAGATATGCTTAAATACTGGGATTAAGGGAATTAATCCAGTCCCAGTTGTAGGTGATTTATGCTGTGCTGAGATCGGAAGCAATGATTACTGTTTTTCCTAGGTGTCTTGCAACGCTACACCTAGGGGTGTAAGTTAAAAAGGTCTCCACATATAGAGCGCAAATGCCAAGACCTTTAGTCTCTCCAATTGGAGAAGCGAAGTTTGCAATGATCCTTGGAGAGCCAAGGGCCTATGAAAACAGTCCTGATAGAACATGGCAATTGGATCTAGTAATGGATCCAGCTGATGAAGCTTGCAAAGCTTTTGAAAAATTTATTCAAACAAAGTTTGAGGAGATTCACGGCAAGACAAAAAAGATTTCAAAAAACGGCTGGCCATTCAAGCCTGATATTTACAAAAATGATGAAGGAGAAGAAATACCAACTGGAAAAATCAAGTTTAAATTCAAGCGTAAAGAAACAAATAGAGACGGTATTGCTGTAGGTGCTCCTAAAGTTGTTGACGCCGAAAAGAAAGACTGGGATCAGTCAAAGTTAATAGGCAATGGATCTTTAATTAAGGTTGCTTATTCTATATTTGGATGGGAAATGGGAGGTAAGGGAGTGAGCTTAAGGCTTGAGCAAGTTCAAGTTCTTAAACATGAACCTTATGAGCCAGATGTTGATGTTTTCTCCGAAGAGCCTGACTATGTAGTAAAAGAACCAACTGCCTTTGATGCTGGAGGAGTTGTTTCGGGAGAACCTTGCAGCATTGAAGATCAATTAAACAAGGCAAAAGCAGATGCTCAAACTAAGGAGTTGCCATTTTGACTCAAACAATGGAGTTCATTTTCCATGTTCCTTTGATGAGTAAAAAGCGACCTCGTTTTACGGGTAAAACTGCATACATGCCAAAGGAATATAAAGAATGGAAAAAGAACTTAGCTGTCCAAATGAAGGAATGGTGGACAAGCGAACCTCTTGAAAAAGTCGAGAGGATTCATATTACTTTCCATGGTCCTGCTCGTCATGACGGAGACAACTTAATTGGAGCCGTTATGGATACAGCAAACAAAATTATTTGGGTTGATGATCGAGTAAAAATTATTCCCAATGGATGCTGGTCATGGAAGCTTGGAAAACAAGCAAATTCATTTATTCATCTCAAGGTTATTTGGTAATGAAATGTCCTCATTGTGGATCATTAAAGAGCCGCGTTACAGAAACGCGAGACTATCCTGATTTCTATAAACGAGACAGGGTTTGTACTGGCTGTGGCAGAAACTTTCAAACACTTGAACGTGTTTGTGTTTATGCAGGCAGGACTTACGGATATGCAGAGGTCAGAATCAACGAAGAAGATTCTGTTCCAGTAAAAACAAAGTCCAAAGCATCACCTAATCGTTTTGTCGCGAGAGAGAACGATGAAGCATTGCTGAATGTCTGCGCCCAAGCAAGACCAATTCTTACGGACTGGTGGAATGAAAGTCGTCTAAGCAAGCACAAGTCAAAGGCTGTATGGACGAGAGCTGCCTGGGTCTCAAGTGTTAATCGAGTAGCTGGACTGCCTGCTTACAAGCAAGTCATGCTTGCAAATCAAGGACTAGAAGCAGGTTGGCAATCATTAAAAGAAACCTACTTAGATGAATCACAAATAGAACCTTCAAGCAATGGAGGTTTGGGTCCCAAAGACAAAGCCATGCGTCAGGTGGTAGAGGAATGGAACAACATTTAAAAATCTCTACTTTCCTTGCTGCAGCTGAAATGATTGCAGCTCATTTAAGGATTAAAGAATCTGATAGATGGACTCCACAGATTTGCAAACTCAAATATGTCTCTTTTCAGCAGTCATATCCAGAGGTTAATGATCCTCAATTTTTATGGGCTGCAGAAAAATTTGTTCAGACCACAAATAACAAAGACTTTTTGAGATATCCCACTTGGGATGAACTGATGAGCCATATCTACCGAAATGAAAACGGTAGACCCAATAGGAGTTGGGGATTCAAAGAAGACCTACCAGCAAAACTCCAGCCAAATCCAAGGCAAAGAGCCTTAATGCCTCAAACCCCTAAATCAAATGACTCAGCCCCCGACCCATTACTTAAAGAAGCCTATGAAGTTTTCAAAGCAGACAGAACCCTTCCCTCCTCAAAGAGTTAAAAATGAAACCATTATTCAGCAAGAAAGAGATAAGAACGATTTTGGAAAGAGGTCTCTTGACAGGGAAGTGGTCGATCAATCAATTCAACAAAAAGAGCAAGAATCCAACTATCCCAAGGAAGGAATTCCTCGAAGAAAATCCTCAATTTATGGATGCAAACTTTCGGGACCTGGAAGCTTATCGGAACACCCATGGAAAGCTGTAATGGAAGACGAACTTATTGACGTTTCCAGAGGTGCCGTTATTCGACTTCTTAGAGATGCATGGGAACAACAAAGCAAATACGAAGAAGGCACGACTACTTATGCTTGGTGGGATGGATACGTTCGTGCGCTTGAACAAATCCGAGATATGCACTGGGAATGAAAAGAGCACTAATCGACGCAGAACTTTATCTCTTTAAAGCAGCTGCAGCTAATGAACAATGGGTTGAATGGGATCCCCAGAATGCACCTGATGACTACACCTATGTCTGTAGACACAAGGATGCAAAGGCTACATTCCGAGAAGTTTTAGCAGAAATTTCTGACAAGCTTATTAATCACCAATTACTTCTTTGTTTTGGGGCTGGGCAGAGTTTCAGGCATGGTGTTTACAGGGAGTACAAAGCTAACCGAAGGAAAAAATTGAGAACCATGCCAGCTGGCTATCCAAAACTGAAGGAATGGGCGATAGAAGAACATGCTTCCATCTGTCTGGAGAATGTCGAAGGAGACGATGTGCTGGGTCTCATCGCCTGCCATCAAGACGTCATCGTTTCTCAAGATAAAGATCTTTTAACTGTTCCTGGTCTACACCTGAGGGGAGAAGAAATGGTTCAAGTAACAAAATATGCAGCAAATTTAGCTTTTTTTAAACAGTGCTTAGTAGGAGATACGTCAGATAATTACCCTGGATTGAAAGGTGTTGGGGCTGTTGGAGCTGCAAAAGAGTTAGCAAATTGCAACACAGAAGTCGAGATGTGGGAAAGGATTAGGACTCTTTATGAACGCAAAGGATTTGATGAAGCTTTTGCTATCAGTCAAGCAAGATGTGCGCGAATTCTTAGGCCAGGAGAATATGACTTAGAAAATAGATCTCCCCTCTTGTGGATGCCACCGGTATCCTAGGGATGTTCTGCACACTTGCAGAGTGTTTCAACCTATCGTCACTGAAGAGCTAATTAAGAAATTACAGGAAACTTTTCCTGGTATTCCTTTGCGTTCAATGTCTCATCGAGAAATTGATCAGCTAATTGGCAATCAAGAAGTGATCGCTTATTTGCAGATGTTGCTTGAAGAAAGCGCTTCTGAAACACCTAACTTGGAGGAGGTTTAAATGTGCTTTGGAGGTGGAGAGGCAGCCACAATCACAATGCCGGACACTTCTGCTTATGACCAACAAGCAGATTTGCAAATAGCGTTGATGAATCAGCAGTCGCAAGGAGCGATGTCTACTAAGCAGGCTGAATTAAATACGGCCTTAACTAGTCAACAAGAAGTCCTAACAGAACTGCGTGATTTCAAGATTCAACAAGCAAATGACACTCAGGCTAATGCTGCTCGCATGGCTGCCTTGATAGGCGCACCACCTCCAGATCCAACGTCTAAAGCCCCCGTTATTGGACGGGATCGGACTAATACCAAAAAAGCGGAAGGGAAGAAGGGTTTACGCATTGCCCGTAGCAAAAAACCCAGTCAAGGTACGGGTTCTGGTTTGAACGTAACTTCTTATTCTTAAAGCTATGTGTTTCTTCTCTGCCCCCAAAATGCCCAAGGTCGAATACGTCGGCCCAAGCGAAGATCAGATTGCCGCAAATAATGCGGCTTTAGATCAATATCGCACTGATTCTCTAGCTCAACAAGAGAACTTTGCTAGCTCCCTTCAGGTTCAAATTGACGCAGCAAATCAACGAGCCGAACAGATGAGAGCGCAATTAGAAGCGGATCGAAATGCAGCGTTGGCACAACAAGCAGCTCAACAAACAGCTGCCTACTCAGTGACAACTCAAATGAGTGAACCTGTAAATGCCAAAACGACGGAAGAGATAAAGCCTAAGAAAGATGACACAAAAACAAGCCTCAAAATAGCGAGAGGTTCTGTTCCAACGTCGGCTGGAACCGGCATCAACGTAGGGGTTTAATCATGTGTAGTGGTGCTCGCAGAAAAAAACGCGCAGCAAGAAGAGCTGCAGCGGAACAGGCAAGACTCAATGAAATTGCCAGGCAAAGGCAAGCAGAACTAGACGCTCAGGCTGCAGCCAGAGAAGTGGCGGTGGCTAATCAACAGGCTCAAATGGAAATCTTGCAGCAACAACAGGCAAGTGCTCAAGCTGAACAAGAAGCTCAGGTGGCCGCTTTAGAACAACAACGAGTAGCGCAGGAGAAAAGGTTTAAGGAAGAATCGTTAGCGACTGCAGCGGCGGGAGCATCACTAAGAGTTCTTGCTATGGGCAACAAGAAACAAGCCCCAACTGCTCAGGTAGCAGGAAGGAAACCGAGAGGACAACAATCAAGATATAACTCACCAACTCAAGGTCTGCGTGTTGGCTCTTCTCAAAGGAGTGCTGGCAGCGGCGTCAACCTAGGAGCCTAAAATGCAGTACACCGGACAATGCGCCAAGCGTTATCGCTCACTAGAAACTGAGCGCAACTATCGCCTTGAGAAAGCAAGAGATGCAGGACGCTTGACCCTGCCCTATCTCATCTCTCAAAGTGATGATCCAGCGGCCAACCAAAACAGCGACTTCCCTTTGCCTTGGAATGGGATAGGAGCCAGAGGTACACATAACTTAACTTCGAAAATACTTATTAGCCTTCTCCCTCCTACTGACACCTTCTTCAGGTTCACGATTGATGAAATTGAGATGGCAAAGAATGAGGAGCAGGCACTAGGAGGAGGAGCCTCCCCAGAAGACGTGGCGAGACAAAAGACTGAGTTTGACATGGCTCTAGCGAGACTAGAGAGAGCTGTGTTGCACAGCATCGAAACATCTAATGATCGACTAGCAGTTCATGAGATGTTGATGCATTTAATAGTTGGAGGGAATGCATTGTTATATGTCTCAGAAGAAGGTCTTAAATGTTTTCATCTTTCAAAATATGTTCTTCGTAGAGATCCAATAGGAAATCCCCTTGAAGCAATTGTGTGTGAAAAGATTTCGATAGAAGCATTACCGGAAACAGCCAAAGCTTTAGTCAATGAAACAGCTGGAGATGTGAATGGAATTGTTGATGGAGACAAGCCTCCTGAATATCAACAAAGTATTCCTGTCTATACACATGTTCAATGGCAACACAAAACAGTCGAGTGGTATCAAGAAATTAATGGTCAGGAAGTGCCAGGGTCTAAAGGGAGTTGTTCTGCAAAGGAGTCAGCCTGGCTACCTCTCCGCATGTATCGCATCGACGGTGATTCGTATTCCCCTGGATACATTGAGGCTGCTTGCATGGCTGACCTTCAAACAGCCGAGGCATTATCTCAAGCAATAGCAGAAGGAGCCTTGGTTTCAGCCCAGGTAAAACATTTAGTTAAACCTGCAGGAATAGCAAATCCCAAGAGACTCGCAGAAGCGGCAAATGGTGCCTACCTTCCAGGCAATCCTGACGATGTTTTCACAATTCAAGTAAATAAGGCGGCTGATTTAAACATTGCACTGCAAAGTTTATCAACAATTGAGATGAGATTATCACAGGCGTTTATGTTACAAAGCCCAAGAGACGCAGAGAGAGTTACAGCAGAAGAAATAAGACTACAAGCCTTGCAATTAGAGAACGCATTGGGTTCTATTTATGCCATATTGACCACGGAATTTGTTCAGCCTTACGTCTCAAGAAAGCTCGCAATTCTTACTCGCAAAGGGAAGCTACCCAAGCTACCCAGTGAATTGGTTAAGCCTGTTGTTTCAGTCGGATTATCTTCGATTGGAAGAGGTAATGATTTAGAGAAGACAGCACGATTCATGCAAATATTGCAACAAACAATAGGGCCAGAAGGAATTGGAACATACGTTCAACCAAATGAATTAATTCGTCGTCTTGCCTCAGCAATGGGAATGGATCTTAACGGTCTTGTTAAGACAGAAGAACAGATAGCAGAAGAACAGCAAGCCGCGCAACAAGCGCAATTAGTCCAGCAAGCAATGCAGGCAGGCATGGCTGATCCTCAAAAATTAGCCAATGCCGCTGCCACTACTCAAGAGCTGGCACAACCTCAACCCACTGAAGAACAACAATGAGCACCACACCAGGACCTGATCTAAAAGAAATGGTTGGCCCAGGCCAAGAAGATCTGATTGACAACTTTTTAGAAGAAGTTGAACAAGAGCAGGCGAGCTTAGAAACGCCACAACAAGAGGAGAAGACCCTGTATGCCGACAAGTTCGACAGTACAGAAAAGCTTGAAGAGGCTTATCTCGAACTCCAACGAAAGCTCGGAGAGAAAGGAGGAGAAGAGAAAGCTCCAGAACCTGAGAGTTACACAGCTGAACAGGCTGCAGGGCTTTACGGGCAAGAGGCTGTAGATGCCTTAGCGGAGAAAGGTATCAACCTGGCTGATGTCATGTTCAAAGCAGATCAAGGCGAAGACATTAGCGAACACTTTGATGCTTTAGCAGAAGGCTTTGGTGTTACCAGGAAGATGGTCGAGAACCATGTTGCCAACGCACAAGCAGCCAACAAAGCAGCTACACCAGACGCACCGATCAAAGGCTTAACAGAGTCAGACATTGCAACTCTTAAACAATCCATTGGAGGAGAGGAGGCTTTTGCAGAGTTAAGCAAATGGATGGAATCAAACTTAAGTGAGAAAGAACTAGAGGGATATAACAAAGCAGTTGATTCAACACCAGAAGTTGCTGAATTTGCCCTCCAGCAAATGAAAGCAAGAGCAGATGGGGCGAAGGAACCTACCCTTATTTCAGGAGGAAGTGCAGCCCCTGGAGATGTCTTTGACAGCGATAGACAAGCTTTAGATGCTCGCAACAAAAGAGATGCAAATGGCAACTTTGAGTATGAAGTAAATCCCAAGTATCGCTCCTGGTATGAACGGACTCTCGCCAGATCTGATGTATTTGGTTAATCTATCTTTACGAGTTGTTCTGCATCTGTGCAGTTAATTAGGCCTCCTGCGGGAGACACCCTTGTTAATGAGACAGAAAATAACACTCGCCTTTACATAAAATCTCATGGCTAATGCCAGTTTAGACCGCTTAGGTCAGATTAAGGGAACGGGTGCAGTTGACTCCCTGTTCCTGAAACTTGGAATTGCGGAATTGTTATCAGCTTTTGATCGCAATTGCGTGTTCCGCGGTAAAATTAAGGAACGCTCTATCAAGGGTGGAAAAAGTGCCGCCTTCCCAGTCTCAGGGCGGTCTGCAGCGGCCTATCATGTTCCAGGCCAGCCTATATTAGGGGCAACAAACTCTCCTGGTGACCGCAATGAAGCTATTATAAATCTTGATGGATTGTTAATAGCGGACGAGGTAATTTATGATCTCGACGAGATGATGAATTACTACGAAACCAGGCAAGATGTTACTCATCAATTAGGGCAGGCACTTGCCTACGAATGGGACAAACGTGCAGCCCGTGTTTTATATGCAGCGGCGAAGACTACTACTGAGCCTCTAGCTAAAACCATCAACGCTAATCGTACTGGCCATAGTCAGGAACTTTCAGCTGGCTATGCTGCAGCTACTAAAAATGCCAAGGGCGATGAGCTGATCGAAAAGATCAGTGCAATCAAAGTTGACATGAAGAAAGCTGATGTTCCTACAGAGAACTTGGTGGCCGTCGTAGCTCCTGATGAATACGATTACCTATTGGATTCAACAAGAGCTATCAACGCCGACTTCAACAGTGGCGGCGGAGAGAATGGGTCATTTGCTTCTGGCCGCATTTTGCGAGTCAAAGGTATTCCTGTATATGAGTCGAACCATGTTGTTCAGGCTGCATATACAAATGGAACCTATGACAAGAACACCGCTTACGAGCAGAACCTTTCCAAAGCGAAAGGCTTTGTATTCCATAAGGATGCAATCGGTGCTTTAACTCTCAAGTCTCCAAGTCTGCAGATCACTCCCGCAGGCTCATCGTTCAATGTCATGTACCAAGCTTCCCTCATGGTGGCACGCATGAGCATTGGTATGAATGTACTAAGAGCTGAGTGTGCTGGTGTAATTGAGATTCCTTAACTACACTTAATTTGTTTGGTGGGGTCCTCCGTTTTAATTAACGGGGGGCTTTCTTTTTGCTTTTCGATAACATAAGGGCTGCACCCGTGCAGATTATCTATGGGCCTAGCAAATCAATCTGTAACTCCAGGGAGGACAACCCTCTTAGATGCAGTGAATATCTGCTTGCAAAACATTGGCGAGCAGCCAGTTAACAGCCTTGAAAACGAGCAGCTCGTCGAAGCAGCAATGGCTCAAAGAACAATCCTTGAGTTCTTCAAGGAAGGACAAACAAGAGGATGGAGTTGGAATACAGAATATGAATATGAGTTTGCAAAAAACAGCAGCAACCAGATAGTCGTTCCGGCCAATGTCGTTTCATTTGCAGCTGATGATTATGAATGGGCACAAAGATTTCAACTAAGAGGATTAAAGGTTTATGACAGAACAACACGCTCTTACACAATTGCCGATGATGTACTCACGACATTAAAAGCAGACGTTGTTTGGTTGCTCCCTTGGGATGAATGTCCAGAGGCTTACAACAGATGGGTAACGATTCGATCAGCAAGAGTTTTTAGTGATCGAGTTCTAAGTGATGACTCCATCTTTAAGTACACAAAGTTAGATGAACAGGATGCAATGGTTGAACTTCAAAGGGTTGAGTTAGAGCAAGCACAAGCAAACAGTCTGACCGGAGGTCCAGGTCTCAAGCCGTTTGGGACCTACTCTCCTGGCCTTGGACTTCTAGGAAGAAACAGGGGTTATAGCCGTGGCTAATCTTGTTGGTTACACAATTCCTAATTTGATACAGGGTATTTCGATGCAGCCGGACGCATCAAGAGATCCCACTCAGGGAGAAACCCAAATCAATGGAATGAGTTCTCTTGCAGAAGGACTCCGAAAAAGAGAAGGAACAGAAGTTATTGCCAAGGTCAGCACTAGCAGTTATGGAGATGTTTTCTTTCACCAGATTCTTCGTGACTCAGGAGAAAAATATTTAGTTGTTATT